GGACCTGTTGTTGATAAATTTCTTGCTTCTAAGTCTGGCGACAAAGCAGCAATTGTGGGGTTACTTGACAAGATCTGCAAAGAAAAACTGGAACCTTTTATTGAATCATCATATCAAGAGTTGGCAACATACGTTTCGGCATATGATCAAAAAATGATCATGAAGCGTGAGAACATTGCTGACCGTGGAATCTGGACTGCCAAGAAGAGATACATATTAAACGTATGGGACTCTGAAGGTGTTCGTTATAAAGAACCTAAGATGAAAATCATGGGACTTGAGACAGCAAGGTCATCCACTCCCCAATATTTTAGGGACAAATTATATGCGGCATTCAAAATCGTTATCAGCAATACAAATGATGAACTCATCACTTTCATCAATAAAGTCCGTAATGAAACGAGAACCCAAGGACAAGAAGGAGTTGCCTTTCCCAGAGGAGTTAACAACTTGGAAAAATATAGGCATCCCCACGAAATCTATACTAAGGGGACGCCGATCCATGTAAGGGGTGCGTTACTTTATAACCACTTTGTTAGAACAAACAAACTTGAACACAAATACCCTTACATTCAAGAGGGAGAAAAAATTAAATTTATCTACCTCAAAACACCAAACCCATTGCATGAGAATTGTATTTCCTTCTTTAGTACAATTCCACCAGAACTGAACCTTGACAAATATGTTGACTATCAGTTACAATTTGAGAAGTCCTTCTTGGATCCTCTTAAAAACGTGTTACAATGCGTGGGTTGGACACACGAAAAGAAAATAACACTAGGGAGTTTTTTTGAATGACCAAAACAGTTTGGACTGTAACCTATCAAGACACTCAAATTGAGGCACTTGATGCAAAACAAATCAAAGTATTTGAACAGCATGATTCTGCTAAGTTTTATGCACAGGAACTGTCCAAAAAATATGACTACGTTAACATGTATAAAAGTGAGGTAACCGATGGGTTTTCTGGATACAGTAATTAAAGAGAGTGGAAACGAATTTGCAAGTAAAGTCAGTGACGGAGTTGCTGCGGGAGATACATCCAGTTTTGTTGATACTGGCTCTTATATTTTCAACGCTGTCGTTAGTGGTTCTTTATTTGGAGGTATTCCTTCAAACAAAGTCACAGCATTGGCAGGAGAATCCTCAACAGGAAAAACTTTCTTTGCCCTTAGCGTTGTACGTAGTTTTCTTGACAGCAATCCCAACGCTGGGGTTATTTATTTTGAGTCTGAATCTGCTATCTCAAAGGATATGATTGAGGAGAGAGGTATTGATTCCTCTCGTATGGTAATCTTTCCTGTTGCAACAATTGAGGAGTTTAGAACTCAAGCAGTTAGGATTGTTGATAAGTATATGAAAGATCCTAAAGAAGAACGTCAACCATTGATGTTCGTTCTTGATAGTCTTGGTATGTTATCAACATCAAAAGAGATGGAAGACATCTCTAATGATAAACAGGTCAGAGACATGACTAAATCGCAATTGATTAAGGGTGCGTTTAGAGTATTGACTCTTAAACTTGGACAAGCAGGTATTCCTATGCTTGTTACCAACCATACTTATGATGTGATTGGATCCTATGTACCAACAAAAGAAATGGGTGGTGGAACTGGATTGAAGTATGCTGCATCTACTATCATTTACCTATCTAAATCAAAAGAGAAAGAAGGAACTGAGTTGGTAGGAAACATCATCAAATGCGAAACTAAAAAATCAAGATTTACTAGAGAGGGGGCAAAAATTGCTACAAGATTATACTTTGACGAACGTGGATTGGACAAATACTACGGACTTCTTGAACTTGGTGAGAAGTACAACGTCTTCAAACGAGTCGGCAATCGGATTGCGATTGGTGGTAGCAATTTGTATCCTAAATCTATTCTTGCTGATCCTGAGAAATATTTCACAGAAGAGGTAATGGCACAACTAGAAGAAGCAGCAAGAGAGGAATTTAGTTATGGCAACTGAAAGGATTGAAGAAACAATCCTGAGGAATCTTATCTATAATGAAGAGTTCTACCGAAAGGTAGTTCCCTTCATTAAACCAGAATATTTTATTGAGACTAGTGAACGATTTATCTTTGAAGAGATTCTAGACTTCTCATCAAAGTACGATAAAGTTCCTACTAAAGAAGTTCTTAATATCAATTTACAAAATCGTAATGACCTGACAGATGAGACATATCAGCAATGTATCACATTAGTCAAGAACTACACGGACGAGTGGGTTGACTTTGATTGGGTTGTAGATTCTACAGAAAAGTGGTGTCAAGATCGTGCTATATATCTTGCGTTGATGCAGTCAATCAAGATTGCTGACGGCGGTGACGGCAAGTTGGATAAGGGTGCTATCCCTAGCATCCTTCAAGAAGCTCTTGCTGTCTCTTTTGATGAACATATTGGACACGATTACATTGAACAATCACAAGCAAGATACGACTTCTACCACAAGACAGAAGAAAAAATCCCATTTGATCTTGAAAAGTTTAACTTCATTACCAAAGGTGGTCTCCCTAATAAGACTCTCAACATCGCTCTTGCTGGTACGGGTGTCGGGAAGTCTCTATTCATGTGCCACATGGCTAGTACCTGTCTCTCAGAGGGCAGGAACGTTCTCTACATTACATGTGAAATGGCAGAGGAGAAAATTGCTGAGCGAATTGACGCAAACCTTCTGAACTGTAATATCAGAGACATTGCAGAACTTCCAGAAGTTTTGTTCAACTCTAAAGTTAATGAGATTGCTAGAAAAACTAGAGGTAAACTCATTATCAAGGAATATCCCACAGCATCTGCTCATGTGGGACACTTCAAAGCACTCTTATCAGATCTTGCACTGAAGAAAGATTTCAAACCTGATATTATTTTTGTAGATTATCTAAACATCTGTGCAAGTGTTAGGTATAAAGGTGCTGTTGTTAACTCTTATACCTATGTTAAAGCGATTGCTGAAGAACTTAGGGGATTGGCTTGCGAGTCTAATGTACCGATCGTCAGTGCTACTCAAACTACTCGTTCTGGTTATGGTTCTAGCGATCCTGACCTTACCGACACGTCTGAGTCTTTCGGACTCCCTGCTACTGCTGACCTTATGTTCGCTCTCATATCTACTGAGGAATTGGAACAACAAGGTAGAATAATGGTAAAGCAGTTGAAGAACAGATATAATGATCTGACATCATCCCGAAAATTTATGGTGGGTATTGACAGATCTAAGATGAGGTTGTATGATGTTGCTGATAGCACATCCGTTATGGATACAGAAGATGCAGGAGAACAACTCTCTCAGTTTGCTGAATCCCAAGCTAGAATGTCTAAATTTGCAGAATGGAACGTATAAAGTATTATGACTATTGATTTTGATAAGTACACTGATTTCGTGGATGCTGTCACATCCGATTCCAGTAAAGATTTTGTCTCTCTTGCTGATCGTCTGGGTGAACTTGACAGAGAGGGTGCCAATATTGAACGTCTTACCACTGCTGGTGTTGGGCTTGCTGCTGAGTCTGGTGAGTTTCTGGAGATTGTTAAAAAGATGGTATTTCAAGGTAAACCTTGGAACAGCGACAATAGAGAACACCTTATTATTGAGTTGGGTGATGTTATGTGGTACGTAGCACAAGCATGTATGGCATTGGAAGTGGACTTTGATGACGTTGTTAGGGGTAATGTTAAAAAACTAGAGAAGCGTTATCCTGGTGGTAGTTTCTCTGTTGAAAAATCAGAAGTACGTGCAGCGGGAGACCGATGACTGAAAAAGATCCTAGGAATGATGAGGATTATGATACTTGGGAATATGGAACTGAACCTATTCCCAAGGATAGAACTTGGAAGGATGTAACTAATTCTCCTGAGGACTGGGAAGATTTCTGGTACAACGAGGACTCTAAATAAAAGGAGTAATACCTTATCTAAATGTCATTAGTTGACTGGAGAAAACTAGGAAATTATAGACCAGATGGAGACTTGTACTTGATGAATGTCTTCCATGCTATAATGACTGGTACTCCAATAGAAATGGAAAAGGGATCAGCAGTAATTTTTGCTGATGTAAAAGGATTTGAAGATCTTACCGATGATATGGAGAGGGTTTTCAATGACGAGATGCTCTATGACGATCCATCAGATAAGAATAAGAAAGCATTCAAACAAAAATATTCTGGTAAGAAATGTCTTAGAGTTATCTACAGAAATAACCAGAGTGAGGAGAAACTAGGTCTAACAAAGATAAAGAAAACTGCTGCTTTTGGTGGTGGAGTTGGTGGATCTGGAGCAGGTTCAAAGGCAACGGAGATGTTTGAGAGTGCTGCCTGTTGGGTAACTGCTGTTAGGTTTACCATGGGCAATACTGATATAGCAAATGGTTGGAGTTGCAGTCACGCCATATTTGATACAGTAAAAGATCGTGTTCATACTACAGCATCTATGCCAGATGTCTGTAGTTTTTTGCAAAGAAATCCTAAATGGATGGACACATCAATTTCTACTGCTAATACCATATACAATGCATATAAAGGTGGCGACTATATCTTCTACAGGGGCAAAGGTATTGTAGATGGTATTGAAGAACATTTTAAGGGTGTTAATGGTATTGCAAAAAGAGATCCAGAAGATAATGGGTTCTCTAATATAAACAAATGGACACCTGCTGACATTTATTTGTGTGATAGAACATCAGAAGGAAATATTCTACGAAATATCAAGCAACAACAAGTGTTTGGAACTCTTAATCCACTTATGGAAAAGTATCTTGACAGTCATGAACTTGTTGGAATTTCATTGAAGTCATTAAAACCAGGTTCTTCTGGTACACTTAGACCATTTAATACTAGTGGAGTTGTAAAAGAGACAAAGACATTTAAACGTGCTGGTATGAAAGAAAATGCTGCCAGTCTACTAAGTTCAATGGATGTCTACCTCTTCGGTGGTTTTGAAATACAATTCCGTGCTACTGATACTGCTGGTAAAACATGGCAGGGAGAGATTATTGGAACAGAAGCAAAGCATGGAAAGTTAGGTGGTGGTGTTATGGATTACATCATCAAAAAAGTTTATGGTAAAGGTTTATTTGATGCTACTGGATACGCTGATACCAAAGCTATTGCAGCAGCATCTAAAACTGATGCTGGCAAAACAAAAATGGCAGAGAAGATCAGTGAAATAGCAAAGAAACATCATGTAGGTCCTGATGCAGATGATGTAACAGTGCCAATGTTGAAACAACAAAAATCTAAATGGTTGTTCTCTAAGTTTATTGGTATGACACTAGTAGACATGGCATACTCACAAACATCGCAGACGAAGAGAAACGAGTTGATGACTGCAATATATTTGTACGCATCCTCTCAATCAGATAATTCTGCTCCTTACATGAAGATATCCTGATGGCAAACGTAACCCAATTAAAACACTTAGAACACTTAGAAGATGAAATGCTCAACTATGGAGTTGAGGGTTGCAAAGCTGCTGTTGCTTTTTTACAGGAACTAAGGAAGATGCTCGGTTGTGATAACAGCACGGGTTTTATGCAAACAAAATGGGATGGAGCACCATCTGTTGTCTGTGGTAAAGATCCAGCAAACGGATTGTTCTTCGTGGGAACTAAAGCAGTCTTTAATAAAGATCCAAAACTGTGTTATTCACCAGATCAAATTGAAAATTGGTATGGTGATAGACCAGACCTTGCAACAAAATTAAAACTTGCACTAGAACACTTTAAGAAACTTGGTATTAACGGTGTTCTTCAGGGTGATTTGCTATTTACTTCAGGAGATCTAAAAACAGAGACTGTTCATGATGAAAGACTGTATACTTTTAGACCCAATACTATCACATATGGTATACCTGTGGATCATGAGATAGGAAAGAGAGCAAAGGCAGCAAAAATTGGTATAGTATTTCATACACATTACCGTGGATCAGACAGTAGAGATAATAATCAACCAGAATTACTAGCAAATATGTCTGCTAGAGCAGGAACAGGTGGTGTTAGATTCAATGCAGATACTAATGTATTCATTGTTGATAATGACACTCCAATGGATAAGGTTGGGTTGAATCATACAGAAGAAAGAACCTTTGATACCCATGTAGCATCTATTGAGCAGAAGTGTAAGTCATGTGGTGATTTTCTTGACGAGTTAGTTACCAATACTGGCAGTACAGGAGATCAAAAATGGCATGTTGCTTCTTATTTGAAGCAGTTTTTCAATGCCGAAATCAAAGCGGCACGTAGTATCACTAATATTGACCGTGCATTTGAGGGTCTATATAACTTTTACTATGATAAGACGAAGGTGATGCTTGACAAGATCAAGACACCAGCAAACAAAGCTCAGAAAAGTAAGTTGGTTCATGATAGTCAAAACTATCTGATAGACAATAAGTATAAATTCAAATCTATGCTCCAACTATACAAGGAATTGCAAGAGATCAAGCAGTTTGTTATCAATAAACTAGATCACCTAGAGCAATTTAGAACTTATGTTCAGACTGAAAATGGATATAAGGTCACTGGTCCTGAGGGTTATGTTCTACATAAGGATGGAGACATGATTAAATTTGTAAATCGTCTTGAGTTTGCGTATAACAACTTCACTTTACAGAAGCAATGGCGTTAAAAGGTTCTAAATGCTATTTTACTTTTGGTAGATTTCAACCACCTACCTCTGGACACAAAGATAATTTTATTGGCGTCAAACGTGCCGCTGGTACTAATGATTATCGCATATACATTTCACAAACAGTGGATAATAAGGGTAAAAATCCCTTACCTCCAGAGAGAAAGTTATACTGGATGAATAAAATGTTCCCAGAACATAGGGGGAAAATACATAGCGGACCTAGAGACCCTGTAGCAATCATGCAAGACTTAATGATGGCAGGATATGATGAAGTCGTCTTTCTTGTGGGTTCTGATAGGGTCAATGCCATGCAGTTTTTACACAGATACAATGGTAATGATAAGGATTTTTCATTCCGTAGTCTAGAAATTGTATCTTCTGGTAGCAGAGATGCTGATGGAGATACATTTGCTATATCTGGAACTAAAATGAGGAGAGCAGCATTTGCTGGAGATTTTAAAACTTTCCGTTCTGGCATACCAACATTGAATGATAACGAATGTCGTGCTATGATGGTAGAAATAGCAGCAAAATTACCTGCCAATTTTAAATGAAGGATTTTAAAAAACTACGAGAGCAAGCACTACGACAGCACTACCGTAAAAAGGAAGTGTTTGTTGAGGGTGATTATGTTATGAGTGCTGTTACTGGACAGAAAGGTAAAATTCATAGAGCAGGTGTGAACTATGTTATTTGTGTAACTGAGGACGGGGAGATGTTCCGTTCATGGGTTAAGGATATAAGGGGTATAAATAGATCCTAGAAGACTGTCTATTATTGTAAGATGAAAAAGCAGAGAGCCGTAAATACTGTCACCGCAAATGATGAGTATTCACAAACTTTAATGAAAATGTATGAGAACTGGATGGGTGGCGATTGCTTCCAAGGTTCTAACATTGCAGAAGAAGAAATTCCTACGGGTCAAAAGCAAGGTGGTGGAGAAGCAGGAGAATTTAATTCTGCTATTGGTAAACTACCTGCTGTTGAGTATGATAAATCTACAGCAATTCCTACTGGTAAGGTCGTTAACAGCGACGATGGTAGTAAGAAAGATCCAAAAGAAAAAGCATCTGCTGGTGATCCCCCTGTTGCTCTCAAGGGTACTATGACAATTGGACAAGGTTCTCTATCTACTGGTAAGCGTCAATCTCATGGTGCTGCTATCAGAGATACAACCCTTGTTGCAACTGAGGAAAAGAAAGCAAAGAAAGATTACGATGGAGACGGTAAAGTTGAAAGCGGCAAAGCTGAATACTTTGGTTCTAGAGACAAAGCTATCAAGAAAGCAATGGGCAAAAAGGTGAAGGAAGAGTTTTCTTCTGAAGCTAAAATGGTCTGCAAGAAATGTGGTGGCAACCATCCTACTCAATCCTGCAAATCTACCAATGAAGAGATTGAATCCTATCTTTGGAGTGAAGCAGAAAGAATTATGACCGAACTTAGTGAATTGACAGAGACAACCTTCTTCGTTGAAAGTAAACCATGGGATGAGTTTACTGAAGACGAACGTGATGAACTAGAAGAAGGCAAGAAGAAAGGTTTGTGGGACAATATTCACGCAAAAAGAAAGCGTGGCGAAGCTCCTGCAAAGAAAGGTGACAAGGACTATCCTAAAACTCTAAAAGTAGAGAGTATGAAGCAGGCACGTAAGAACGTGGGTGCATCTACATGTTGGGATGGTTACAAAGCAAAAGGCACTAAGAAAAAAGGTGGTAAAGTAGTTCCTAATTGCGTCAAGGCAGGTGTTGAACCTAACCATGATGGCGAGGAACTTAAGGAGTATGGTCAGTGGAAGGAGAAAGCTCGTAAGACCTCTTCTAAAATCATGTCCTACTATAAAAAATAATTAAACATTGAACATTCTGAAATTCGCAAGCATTTGAAACTGCTTAAGCAGATCAAACGTGACTTAAAAAATGATCCTAAAGGTCTAGGTCTTAGGAAACGAGATAGAAAACGTGGAAACAAAAAATCTAAATGATGAAATTTATTATTAAAAAAGATGGCACTGTAGTTGATGCTTCTGGCAAGGAAGTATTCAAAACCAGTAATACTGTTGAATCACAACAGATTGCAAGAGAAGCTATTCACGAAACCATTGAAGAAAATGGTTTTGAAATTGATGAAGAGTGGGAAATGGACGACGATTCTATTGAGTTGACAGTAAAACATAAATAAGTTCATAGGATGCTATGAGTAATGAAAGATTTTAAACAATTTCAAGAATCTGCGTGGCAACGTAAAGAAGGGAAGAACAAGTCTGGTGGTTTGAACGAGAAAGGACGTAAGTCTTATGAACGTGAGAATCCTGGCAGCGACCTAAAACGTCCACAACCAGAGGGAGGACCTAGAAAAAGATCTTTCTGTGCTCGTATGTCTGGTGTAAAAGGACCGATGAAAGATGAGAAGGGTAGACCTACTCGTAAGGCATTGGCACTAAGAAAATGGAAGTGTTAATATGAAAAATCTAAAACAATTCCAAGAGGACGCCGAAGGTTACTCTAAAAAAATTAAAGCAAAGAAGGAACTTAAATTAAAATCAGGCACAACATTAAAAATAATGCCTATAGTTCCTAGCACACCAGACAAAGCATTGGGTGTCAAAGAAGAGGCACCACCAGGAAAAAAGTATGAGCGTATGATCAAACATATTAAAAGATCATACGCTAAAGATGGTAAATTAACGAAGGATGAGAAGTCCATTGCTTATGCTACTGCATGGAAGCATAAGAACAAGGATAAATAAAATTACACACTGTGGATTAACATTATGTTATCATTTTTACTACCATTAGCATCTAAAATTATTACAGATGCAGTTGCTAAGATTCCCGAAAACGAGGAACTTGGTGAAAAACTAATTGACATTTGTTTAGTTATTCTTGGCAAAGCAGTCAAGTTAACCAAAACAGATATGGATGACAAACTTCTAGAGACAGTAACAGCTGCCATCAAGACTAGAGAGTGAGTCAATACGAAGGGGGACGCAAGTCCCCTTTCTTTATAAATAAAGAGTAGAAATAACGGAGCATATCAATGTCACTTTATGGAGCCGATGACAGTAATGCCAATAAAACCAAAGCTGGTATTGGTGTTGCTGCGAGTTCACAAACAAAAACTATCGTCTTCATTGACGACACAGAAGCACAACTTGCCCAGAACAAGAATAGGGGTTTGAATGCTCCTGGCTGGTGGTCATACTTTACTTATGATGACCATAATGGTAATACTCGCCATAAGGCAGAGCAACTAGTTACTATTGCCAACCCAGAAGCTAACGCTAACGAAACTCAAGCAGATGATACTATCGCATCTGATTCAGCAGGAGCAATTACAATTACAGCACAACCTTCTAATGCATCTGTTGCTGCAACAAATACAGCACAATTTGCTGTTACTGCTACCAGAACTGGTGGTGGAACTATCACTTATCAGTGGCAGGTTAGCACAGATGGAGAAAACTTTGCTGATGTTACCACTGGTGCAAATGGTACTACTGCAACATATACTACAGCAGCAACAGCAGCTGGAGATAATGGTAACAAGTATAGATGCAAAATCAATACAACAAATGGTGCTCCAGAAGCAGTATCTAATGTTGCAACCCTAACCGTAACTTAATATGTAAATGAAGTTTGATGAATTGACCCAAGAAAATTGGACGATCTTTGCTATTAAAAATTATAATAATCCTCAGTCAGTTACATACGCTGACTTTGAGGAAGATATAAAAAAATTCAAATACATTAAAAGGCTCTTCCGTAGATTTGAAACTACGGGAGAGCTTAAAAAACATCTGATATTAAACCATATCATATTATTGTATAATGTATTTGGAGATGCAGCGACACCATTACTCTTCTATAAAATAGAGAAGAACTACTGGCCAGTCATGAAAGCATTTTTATTATTTCTAGATAGACTTCCTCTATCGCTAAATAATGATGTAAATAACGAGTGTTTAAAGGAGTTGAATTTGATATGAAAGCTGGAGATGGTTCTGGATTAGCATTACCGCCAGCGTTCGTACTGGTCAATCCCAGACAACACAGACGTTATAAAAAAGGCAACCAAGATCAAGTTGATGGTCGTACAAAAGGTGCCAAAAATCTTATGTCTCGTATAAACAAAAGGAAAATGAAGGAACAAGTAGAAGAAACTCAAATTTCTGAAGCAGCTCCATCTAATACTGAGAGGGCACAAAAGCAGATCGGTCAGATGAAGAAGTTGAAGCGTCAGAAGCAACTTCAAACCAGAAAAGACACTGCTAAGAAGTCTATGATGGATAAAACCAAAGAGATGGATGTCTTAATGAAGGCACGTCTTGCTGACTTCAAAAAGAAAGCGTCTACTCAGACCAAAAAACTACAAAAACTAAACAACTCTACAGAATTTGAAGGTGAAAAAATTATGGAAAATCAAGATGTGATTCAAGTTGCATTAGATGTAGCAACACAAGAACTTAATCCAAGTGGCGAGACACACTTTGCTAAGATTCAGTTCGGTGATGGTTCTACACAGAATTTAGATAACTTCTCTGCTAAGAGAATTGCTGCTGCCTATGCTGGTCTAGAAAATGATGAGCATAAGCAACAGTTCCAGTACATGCTTAATAAGGACGCTTCCTCTTTCCAATCAGCACTAGATTTTGCTATTCGTAACGTCTGATGGATGATAATCAAGGGATCAATGCTGCTATTATTGAGAGACTTGAGAAAGTAGTTGAGTCCCTTCAAGACAACTCCATACAAATGGGGAAGTTACTTGCTGTTCATAATGAAAAATTAGATAAGCAAGATAGAATAGATGGAGTTCTCTTTGAAAAGATTGAATCAGTTCATAGAGAAGTAAATCGTCAAGCAGATGCAATTAAGTCAGGTTGTGAAAGAGACATACGCAAAATTGACGAACGTCTTCGCCTCATGGAGAAGAAAATGTGGTCTATATTTGGTGCTCTTGCTGTTATATCTTTCCTCGTTAGCGTACCAGGTCAAGCAATACTGCGGACGTTTGCATCAAAAGACCAGAGTAACTTGACAAATCCCCCAACACCCGTTAAGATATATTCATCACATGTATCTTGATGGGTTTTGTCGTACCTTGACGTAAAGTATATACAACTAGTCTCACCTCGTCTGACCCTCTTCAAGAAGAAGAAGGCAGACCTTTTTAATTTTAGGTGTCCTTATTGTGGTGATTCACAAAAGAGGAAGAATAAAGCACGTGGTTATTTGTTCAAGATCAAGAATGATTTTGTATACAAATGCCACAATTGTGGTGTTGGGAGAACATTGTCTAACTTTTTAAAAGATCAAGACAATTTTCTTTATGACCAATATGTCATGGAGAAATTTAAAGAAGGTACTAGTGGCAAGGGCACTACTACACCCAAACCAAAATTTAATTTTAAAACACCAAATTTTCATAGGGGTGATATCAATTTAGAGAAGATTTCTGAGCTAAATACCTCACACCCAGCACGAGAATATCTTGAAAAACGTGGTATCAAAGACTTAGAATATTTCTACTATTGTCCCAAGTTCAAAGCTTGGACTAATGAGCAGAAAAAAACCTTTGATAACTTACGACAAGATAGTGATCGTATCATAATCCCGTTCAGGGATAAAGATGGTAAACTCTTCGGATATCAAGGCAGATCGTTAGCCCCTTCGGCAAAGATGCGATACATTACGATAATGCTTGATGAAGACTCACCCAAAATCTTTGGACAGGACAGAGTAGATGCTGAAGAACCAATTTATATTGTTGAAGGACCGTTTGACTCCACGTTTATCAAGAACTCAGTTGCTATGGCTGGGTCCGACTTTGATTGTCGGACGCTTGGTTGGAGCAATTATATTTACGTTTATGATAACGAACCACGCAATAGAGAAATCTGCAACAGAATCTCAAACTCAATTGACAGAGGAGATAAAGTTGTAATCTGGCCTAATAATATACAGCAAAAGGACATAAACGACATGTACCTAGCTGGACATGATGTGCAAAAATTGGTAGAATGTAATGTATACCATAAATTAGAAGCAAACCTTAGATTTAATAACTGGAAAAGAATATGAGCAACGGAAACGGCATTAAAGTTCGCAAGAGAGACGGCACTGTAGAACCTCTCAACCTTGATAAAGTACATAAGATGGTTGAAGAGGCATGTGAAGGATTAGGAAGCGGCGTAAGTGCTTCTCAGGTTGAAATGAATTCTGGACTCCAGTTCCATGATGGTATTGAGACCAAAGATATTCAAGAAATTCTAATTAGATCTGCTAGTGATCTAATTGATCTTGATCATTACAATTACCAATTCGTAGCAGCACGGTTGTTACTATATGCTGTGAGAAAACAGGTGTTAGGATCCAAATGGTTGACAGATGGACACCCACATGTCCTAGAGCACATCTCTGAATGTGTAGGATATGGTGTGTATGATGGCGGCATCATTGATAAATACACAGACGAGGAGTGGGATAAGATTGATTCATGGATTGACCATGATCGTGACTATCTGTTTACCTATGCAGGGTTGCGTCAGGTTACTGACAAATATCTTGTACAAGATAGGAGTTCTGGTGAGGTGTATGAGACACCCCAGTACATGTACATGATGATCGCTGTTACCCTATTCCAAGAGTACACAGAAAATAGATTGGATTATGTCAAACGATACTACGACGCAATCTCAAAGCACAGAATCAACATCCCAACCCCCATCATGGCGGGAGTTAGGACGCCTTTACGCCAGTTTGCCTCCTGCGTTCTTGTTGACGTTGATGACACAATTGACAGCATCTTCAGCAGCGATATGGCTATTGGTTATTATGTTGCTCAACGTGCTGGAATCGGCATCAATGCAGGTAGAATCCGTGGAATCAACAGTAAGATCAGGGGTGGAGAAGTACAACACACAGGCGTTGTCCCATTTCTCAAAAAGTTTGAAAGCACTGTCCGCTGCTGCACTCAAAATGGCATCAGAGGTGGATCAGCAACTGTCCACTTCCCAATCTGGCACCAAGAAATAGAAGACATCCTAGTTCTTAAGAACAATAAAGGTACAGAGGATAACAGAGTTAGGAAACTAGATTATAGTATCCAAATTTCAAAACTTTTCTATGAAAGATTTATCACTAACGAAGACATCAGCTTATTCTCACCTCACGATGTACCAGGTTTGTATGATGCTTTTGGCACTGACGAGTTTGATGATCTGTATAAGCGTTATGAATCTGATGGATCTATTCCAAAGAAAACTATTGGTGCTCAAGAACTTATTCTTGACCTCTTGAAAGAGAGGGCAGAGACTGGTCGTATTTACATCATGAATATTGACCACTGTAATAGTCACTCTTCCTTCAAGGACAAGGTTAATATGAGTAATCTCTGTCAAGAGATCACTTTGCCTACAGATCCTATCAATCACATTGATGGTGAGGGTGAAATTGCACTCTGTATCCTATCTGCTATTAACGTAGGTAAGATTAGAAACCTAGATGACTTGGAAGAGTTGTGTGACCTGACTGTTCGTGGTCTAGAAGAACTAATTGACTACCAAAACTATCCAGTAGATGCTGCTAAGCGTAGCACTATTGCACGTAGGTCATTGGGTGTTGGTTATATTGGTTTAGCACACTACCTTGCTAAGCATGGTGTTAAGTATGAAGATCCAGAAGCATGGAAACTAGTTCATGATCTTACTGAAGCATTCCAGTACTATCTTCTCAAGTCATCAAACAATCTTGCTAAGCAAAAAGGTCCTTGTTTAGATTTTGAGAGAACAAAATATGCTGACGGTATCCTACCTATTGACACATACAAGGAAGACGTTGATGAGATTGTTCCAAACAATCTGAACTATGATTGGGAAGGACTTAGAGATGACATCTATAACCATGGACTCAGACATAGCACACTGTCCGCACAGATGCCATCAGAATCCTCTTCAGTGGTCTCAAATGCCACCAATGGTATTGAACCACCTAGAGATCTTATTTCAACTAAGAAGTCTAAGAAAGGTCCTCTCAAACAAATTGTACCTCAGTATGCAACTCTAAAAAATAATTACACGTTGCTCTGGGATATGCCTGATAACACTGGTTATATCAATATCGTATCAGTCATGCAGAAATTCTTTGACCAAGCAATCTCTGGAAACTGGTCTTATAACCCACTACATTATGACAACAATGAAGTTCCTACTTCAGTGATGGCACAGGATCTACTTATGACCTACAAGTTAGGTTGGAAGACCTCTTACTATCAGAATACATATGATACTAAGAGTGATATGGATGAACCTGCACATTCTCTTGGTTGGAAAGATGATGTAGAAGAGGACAATAAGAATAACATTGCTATTTCAAATTTATTAGACGATATATTTGCTACGGAGGAAGAAGCCTGTGACAGTTGTGCAATCTGACGAAATGAACGGTATGACGGTATTTAATACGAAACAAGTTGATACGACCAAAGGACAAATGTTCTTTGGTCCTCCCTTAGGTGTACAGAGATATGATAAATTCAAGTATCCTATTTTTGATAGACTCACACAGACACAGTTAAGTTTCTTCTGGAGACCAGAGGAAGTTTCTTTGCAGAAAGATAGGGCAGACTATCAAACTCTCAACGAAACACAGAAACATATTTTTACCAGCAACCTTAAGTATCAGATTCTGCTTGACTCTGTACAGGGTAGAGCACCTGGCATGGCATTTTCACCCTACTGTTCTTTACCAGAACTAGAAGGGTGTATGAACATATGGCAGACTATGGAAATGATTCATAGCAGATCATATACACACATCATCAAGAATGTATATCCAGATCCATCAGAGGTCTTTGATAAAATTCTTGATGATGAAAAGATTCTTGCACGTGCTCAATCCGTAACCAAGGCATATGATGAGTTCATTCAGTATGCTCAGGAGTGGAGTTCTAGTAGCATGTGGAAGAAAGACTCTGAAGGTTCTCCTTCAGTAGAATGGACTCGTAAAGATCTAAAGAGAAAACTATACAGAGCAATTGCAAACGTGTATATCCTTGAGGGTATCCGTTTCTATGTCTCTTTTGCATGTAGTTTTGCCTTTGGTGAACTAAAACTTCTAGAAGGATCTGCCAAGATCATTGGACTCATTGCTAGAGATGAGTCACAACACATGACTGTCACTCAAAACATTCTTAACAAATGGAAAGAGGGTGACGATCCTGATATGGTAGAGATTGCTAAGGAGGAAGAAGAAAATGTATATACAATGTTTAAAGAATGTGTAAATGAAGAGAAAGAATGGGCAGAGTATCTCTTCAAAGATGGTTCTATCATTGGTTTGAATGACAAACTACTACAGAACTATGTTGAGTGGACTGCAAACCGTCGCTTGAAATCAATTGGTCTCAAAGCAATTTTTGATACTCCACTAGCAAACAACCCACTACCTTGGACAGCACACTGGTTGTCGTCTAAAGGTTTACAAGTAGCACCACAGGAAACTGAGGTGGAATCCTATATGATAGGTAGTATTAAACAAGATGTTAAGAAAGATACTTTCGCTGGTTTTAAACTTTAACCATGACCCATACAGACGTACCACACGAAGGGTGGCGAAAAGAATACCTAGGTATGAAGATCGTCTCCAAGTCTCAGAAAGACCTATTAGAGAACGGTCCGAAGAGTCTGTCCCAGAGTTGGATCCTCCAAGCAATGTACAACGATTGGAAGACAATGAAAGGATACAAAGACCCAGCACCTACAGATTGCCAAAGCAGTCTGAAAGAATGGGAAAAAAGTGTGAAGAAATACCAGACCCGTGGGACTAATTGATATAAATATTCCTCATAAATAATCATGAGGAATATATTATGCTCAAGTGGAAAAAAATGCAGACTATGAAAACCCTTGGATGTTTCAAGGACACCCTTTTTTATCTGAGGATATTGACGGTCTGTACGGTTTTGTCTACTGCATTACAAATATCCAGTCGGGTAGGAAATACATCGGTAGAAAATACTTCGTCCAGAAACGAAAGTCTGGAAGTAGCAAACGCAAGCGGACGAGTGAGAGTAACTGGAAAGCATACTACGGAAGTTCTAAAGAACTTGCAGAGGACAGGAAACTTCTGGGGAATGGAAATTTCAGAAGAGAAATAATAAGTCTACATCCCACAGCAGGCAAGACTAATTACGAAGAAACAAAACAATTATTTTTAAATAATGTTTTACAGGAGACTTTGGATGATGGTACTCCTGCTTATTACAATAGTAATATCCTAGGACGTTACTACAAGAAAGATTACTTTGATGTAAAATGTTAATAGCAAGATGTAAGGTGTGCAACAAAGAGTTGAAAAGCACACCTAAGGTTCAGTGTTGTGGGTGCCCAAATCAAATGTGGGTTGTAGATGATAAGGTTGGTGCTATGAACCTAAGTGACGTAGTATTAATCAATCATGAAAAAAATATTAAATATAATGGAATTCTAACAAAAGAGGACTTACAATATCAAGAAGAACGACGCAAACGCAAAGTTCGTAAATTGACTTTTGAGGAAAGATGATTAACCTAGACGAAAAATTCGCCAACTACATGGGATCTACAACAAAAAGATTTCGTATTGATGGCGTTGAAGAACCCCTTACTGGTTATGGATTCCATTGTGATGGTAACGAGATAAAAGGGTACTGGGTTAATACAATAAACTATAAACTGTACTATAATATGAATGAACAGTTCATTAAAATGGAACCACTTAGAGGTAATAAATGAAAATCTTTTTAGATACTGCTGAACTAGATGAAATTAAAGATGGATATGAGACAGGATTGATTGATGGTGTTACCACAAACCCTACTCTTATTCTGCGTTCTGGTAGAGAACAGAGCGATGTGATTGAAGAGATCTATCAAGTGTGTCCTAATCTTGAATCTATTTCTGCTGAAGTAGTTGCAGAAACTGCTGAAGAGATGGTGGAGCAGGCACAACCTTTTATTTCTCTTGGGTCAAATGTTACAATCAAAGTTCCTTGTACACGTGAAGGACTAAAAGCTTGCTATGAACTAAGTCATGATGGTATACTTACCAATGTAACTCTTGTGTTCTCTGTTGCTCAAGCAATTCTAGCAGCAAAAGCAGGTGCTACTTACGTATCTCCTTTTGTTGGTCGTTTGAATGACAACTCTGTCAGTGGAGTAGAACTTATCCGTGCTATCTCTAATACATATAAAGTACATGATGTTGAGACAAAAATTCTTGCAGCATCTCTAAGAGATGTACACCATGTTTCTAGGTGTTTCTCTGTTGGTGCTGATGTGGTAACTTTGCCACCTAAAGTTTTTGATAAAATGTATGGTCATGTTCTAACTCGTGAAGGGTTAGAAATTTTCAACAAAGATTACTTATCTGCAAAAGGAACATGAGAAACTTCACCGTCTATTCTAGAGAAGGATGTCCATACTGTACACAAATTGTAAAAGTATTAGGTCTTTCAGAATTAAATTATGTTGAGTACAAACTTGATAAAGATTTTTCTAAAGAAGCATTCTATGAACAGTTCGGTATCGGTGCTACATTTCCACAAGTAGTATTGAATGGTAAAAATCTTGGAGGATGCCAAGATTCTATTAAGTACATGCAAGAAAAAGATATCTGTTGTAACGTATGATTGAAATTACAGAGGATGAATGGGAGTCTAATCAAGAAAAGTTTAGACCCCAACTTGAAAGTGGTGAGGACTTTCTAATTCGCAAGACGGATGGAACAGCATACATTGCCACTGATATATCAAAATTTGATCAACGCCCACTTTGTGACATTTAACAATGAGTATTCGTAAACATATTGAACACGCTGATGATGCACTACGCTGTGCAATCATTGAGTGTCTTGAGAAAAAACAAGATGAACAACTTGATTTGTTGTTTGATGCACTGCATCATGTAAGACAACTAATGCTTACCACACCTATTGTTCCAGAAGAAACGACATATTCTTTCAATTTGTCTTCTGATTATCTTGATAGCAATGTAATCAACTTCCCAGATGGTACTGTAGCAGGTACACATGTGCGAGGTGGAGAGGGTGAAGACCACATTAATCTTGGTGGTGGGTACAAGTTGAACGAAGATGTCATTTCTTTTGGTAGTAAAAAACATGGGAAAGACTTAGATAAGTTGGATGATTGGACGTAGGCAGTTCTGTGCTTTAATAAATACTTCTAGCTCGGAATAAGTGTCTTCAGGACTAGAAGTATGTCAAAGTTACTTGCAAATCAGATATCTAACTACAATGACAATGGACCTGTAGAAGCAAAAGATGGTCTAAATGTTGCTAATGGGAAACCGTTTCAAGTAGCAGGTGCTAGTGGATCCAGTGGACAGTATTTAAAGTCTACTGGATCTTCTGTTGCATGGACAGATTTTCCATCCATACCTTCTGCTCAGGTTAATACAGATTGGAATGCTACTAGTGGTGTAGCACAGATATTAAACAAACCAAATCTTGCTACTGTTGCAACCACTGGACAGTATGCTGACCTAAGTGGTCTTCCTAGCATTCCTGCTGCTCAGATTCAATCTGATTGGAATGTTAGTAATACAACGGCAGTTGATTTTATTAAAAACAAACCTACATTATTTTCTGGTGCATATGCAGACTTGACTGGTAAACCTAGTTTAGTATCAAACCTATCAGATCTTAATGATGTTTCTAGTCAGACTCCATCAAATAATGATATATTAAAATGGAATGGATCTAACTGGGCACCATCACCTACAGGTGGTGGAGGTGGTAGTACTAGTTTTGTCGGTTTGCAAGATACACCATCTAGTCTTACTAGTCAAGGTGGTAAATGGTTGAGAGTTAATTCTGGTGCTAGTGCATTAGAGTTTGTTAATGCTCCATATGATACTTCTTATTCACAATCTTCAGTTGCCAGTGGCAGTAATGTTAATTTAAGATTGACAGATTCATTGGGAAACAATGACGACATTCTTATTACAGCAGGATCTAATATTACATTTGCAAACGTAACTGCAAATGGATTTACGATTCAGTCAAATCCAGATACTGATACTACATATACACATGGATCCGTTGCTTCAGGTAATAATATTAACCTGAGGTTGAGCGGATCTAATGGTATAGATGATGATATTCTACTGACAGCAGGTACGGGTGTTAGTTTTAGTAGTGTTTCTGCAAATGGGTTTACTATAAACTCTGCTAGTGCAACTGTAACTACATCTGACGCCGAACCAACCAACAAAAACGATGGTGATTTATGGTGGAAATCTGATGAAGGTAGATTGAAAGTTTATTATGATGATGGAGACAGTCAGCAGTGGGTTGATGCTACCCCAACACAAGATCCTCCCGCAACTCTTACTGCTTTAAGTGATACTCCTGCGAGTTACTTTGGTGCGTCTGGTAAGTTTTTGAAAGTAAATAGTGCTGGTAATGGTATTGAATTTGTTAATACCATTTCTGGATCAATGAATGGGCACATTCTTCCATCTTCTAATGCAGCATATGATATAGGTAGTGCTGAATATAAGATTCGTCACTTATTCTTATCAGATAATACTGTGTATTTTCAAGGAAGTTTTCTTAAGGTAGCACAGCATGACACTGGTGGGTCTGCTCAAGCAGCAAGTTATCTAATTCCTCTTTCTAAATTGAAAGAAGCACTAAATGCTTCTGCTAATTATGAAGCATTTAAAGCAGCGATCTTGGCAATTACTGACGCATAAAATAAATACCACGTAAGGAACAATAACAATGGCAATTAATTTCCCAAATAGTCCAAGTAATGGTACTCAACACACGGCCAGTGGTATTACATGGACGTATGATGGCACCACATGGAAGTCTGATGGTGTAACATCATCCTATGTCCTGCCTACCGCCAGTGCTACTACTCTGGGTGGTATCAAGGTTGGTAATAATCTAACAATCAATGCTGGTACTGGTGTATTGGATGCCAGTGCTGGAAGTTCCTATGCTAACTCAGATGTTGATACACATTTGAATACTTCTGGTGCTTCTTCTGGTGAAATTTTAAGTTGGAACGGTTCTGATTATGCTTGGGTTGCAGATCAAACTGGTGGTGGTAGCACTCTTACAGTACAGGATGAGGGATCTAGTCTCTCCACTGCTGCCACAACAATAAACTTTGTTGGTGCTGGAGTAACAGCATCGGGAACTGGTGTAACAAAAACAATTACTATTCCTGGTGCAACTGGTTCTTCACCAACAATCACGTGGACTCTTACTGCAAATGGTAGTTCTGATTATGTATTTTCTGGTGATGGATTTCCAACCAGTCAGAATGATCCTACATTGTATTTGATTAGAGGTCAGACATATAGATTTACCAATAACACTGGTGGTCATCCATTTAGAATTCAATCTACAACTGCTACATCAGGTGGTGGTACAGCATATAATAGTGGCGTAACAAATCAAGATGCTACTGGTGCTTCAAACCAGACATTGACATTTGTTGTCCCAATGGATGCACCTGATACACTTTACTATCAGTGTACAGCACACCCTGCAATGTTTGGAACAATTAATATCCTTACTCAGGGGTCTGGTGGTGGTTCGGGACTACAAGCAAGAACTACTGGTCAAGCAACAGCATCCAGTCTTGCTAACAATGCATCTGCTAATCTTACAATCACAGCAGCAAAGACATATGCATTACATGCAATTCAAACATCACATGCTGCATGGGTAACTCTTTACACTGACTCTACTGCTAGAACACAAGATGCTAGTAGATCTGAAGCTACTGATCCAGTAGCAGGTTCTGGTGTTATTGCTGAGGTTATCACATCAGATGGTGCTAAACAAAATATTACACCTGGCGCTATTGGTTGGAATAATGATGGAACACCATCAACAAACGCATACATTAAAGTAGTTAATAAAAGTGGTAGCACACAGAATATTGTTGTGACACTACACTTTGTTTCCTTAGAGGCATAATATGGCAGATCCTATTTACGTGGTCACTCTAAAAAATAGAGATGATTTGGAAAAGTTTTATGCCGATATGAAATCGGATGGATATAAACTTAGTCTAAAACGTCCTATTAGTAGAAGTACACACTACTATATGTCTGACCTACAGGCACAGAATCTAAGAGAAGATTCTAGAGTGCTGGCAGTAGAGAGGAGACCACAAGATGTGGGTGCGGTCAGAAAACCCAATGCTCTACAAAGCAATACACCATGGGTAATGTCTGGTAATTTCAGAAAGCGTGGAACTTTTGTTGCTAATGACTATGACTGGGGGAAATTACATTCTGGTGGAACTGATGCCCAAAGAAGAAAAGGTGCATGGGGATATGGAGATGACACCACTACTCCAACAGGAGCTGGTTCTTCATTTGAAACAGATGTTCTAGAAATTTTTAATGATGGTAGGCATGTTGACATAGTTACATGTGACAATACAGTTTCTTTTGATTGTGCAGAATGGAATAGTTCGGTATGGAATCCTGGTCAAACAAGATTTGTACAGTATGATTGGTATGGTCAGTTAAATCAATACATTAGTAGTATTGATGATGATAGTGTAACAATACCATCACCTCCATATGGAAACTACGTAGATAATGCGACCAATACAAAGAGTCATGGTACTCACTGCACTGGAACTATTGCAGGAACGCACTATGGGTGGGCAAAAGAAGCAAACATCTATGCACTTCAAGTATTATCTGGACACACTGGAACTGTAGCTGTTCCCTATCTACTTGAGTTTGATTACTTGAGAGCATTCCATAAGTATAAACCAGTAAATCCTCTAACAGGTAGAAGAAATCCTACAGTAACTAATCATAGTTGGGGTTATGGTTATGACTTTACTGAAGATTTTGCAAATGGGTGGTCTATAGATGACATAACATCTATTACTTGGAGAGGTACTACTTATAATTCTAGTAATCCTAATCCTAGTGGTTGGTCATTTGATGGTCTCGCAGCAGATTTTGGTTTCCGTTATAGTCATAATGAAATTCCTCTCTCAGTTGCAGCTGTAAATGCTGATGTAGAAGATGCTGTTGAAGATGGTGTTATTATCATTGCTGCTGCTAGTAATGATAATATTATGGTAGTTCCTCAGATTGATCCTGACACAGGAACAACACATGTAGATTATAATAACTCGGTGGTTCTTGCTCACACCAACAACTCATATTATTACAATAGAGGAGGATCACCAGGTTGTGCAAAGGGTGCTATTTGTGTAGGTTCTATTAGTACATACAAAGATTTTCGTAGATCTGGTTTCTCAAACTACGGACCTAGGGTTGATGTGTATGCACCAGGTTCTGCTATTGTTTCTGCATACAACCAAGACGGAACTGCTGATAGTAAGTATGGTGGGGCACCTAATTATTTCAAGGCAATTGGTGGAACTAGTATGGCAACGCCCCAGATAGCTGGTATGGTTGCCTGTCATGCTACAAACAAATGGAGATTAACTAATGAAGATGTTCTTGGTCTGATACAAGAAAACTCTAAAGAAGGTGATATAACCACAAATGTCATTGACAGATGGAAAGATCATCTTGCTATGGTTGAATCACCAAACGCTTCATACTATAGCGTATATGCATATACAATTGATGGATTCTATTACAATCCATCACCTAACACTGCTCAGAATACTAAGATTAGAATGTATCTGGGTGACACAATTGAATTTTATCTTGGATATGATGGTCAGTTCAATCAAACAGGAGCATTGACTAATCATCCTTTCTATCTCAAGACTGCTCCTGTTACTGGAAATGGTAGTTTGATTAATACTGGAACAATTACTGGAACTCAAGGTTCAATAACTGGTTCAATAAAATGGGATACTACTGGTGCAACGACAGGCACATATTATTACATTTGTGGAAACCATGGCAGTATGGTGGGTACGATTGAAGTACTTCCTTTACCAACAGCAGTTGCTGATCCCACAACACAAATACATACAAGCAACATAGGTACACCAAGCGCACCAGGAAAAAATAGATATCTACTTGGTACTAATGTAAGAAAAACAACGGGTGTTATTGATGGTTGGTATGGAGATACTATAAAAGGTTATAGGAACGTTGCTAAACCATATAATAATCGTCAGATATATCCAAGGAAGAGAACTTTACATAGAGGACAACCTGGTCCTTTGACTTATACACTTGAAGTGGGTAACGTTAGTTCAAGTGATTATACATTCACAGGTCACGATAGGAACTCTGCATACACTGCTAAGACTGATCCCACTTTAACTTTTAAGAAAGGAGATACTATCGTTCTTAATGTAAATGCTAGTGGACATCCACTCTGGATTAAAGACGTACAAGGAACAACACAAGCTAACGCTATCACAGGTGCTGACATAACAGGTAATGGTGCTCAGAGTGGTACTATTACATGGGATACTTCTAACGCATTAATAGGAACATACTATTACAATTGTGAGTATCATGGTGGCATGACAGGAATGATCTTTGTGAATGCATAAATAAATTTGAGAATTTTATAGTGTTATCATGGCAGAAGTAACGGAAGAAAAGAAAGAAGTTAAACAAGAAAAACCAAAAGGTCCTCTTGGTAAACTAAAAGAAAAAATGGCAGATGATGCAGAAGATCATCTTGCTATCCTATCAACTTTTGTTAGACTTGGTATACTAGTTTGGTCTGGTGGTATATTAACACTCAATTATGTTACCATACCAAATCTTCCCCAACAAAAAATTGATCCCACATTCATAGCCAGCGTTTTCACGGGGGTTTTAGCTACTTTTGGGGTTCAAACAGCCAAGAAAAGTGGTGATGGTACTATGAAAATGGCTGGTGGACAGGTTAGCAAAGCTGACTTAGAAAGACTAATTGAAAAGGCAGCTAATACTGCACCTGCTCAGACAATCAGAATTGAGCAAGCACCTATGGTAATTGCTCCTACAAATAATCAACCTAAAGCTTGAGGTATATAATGCAAAAATTAATTAATGTTTTAGCGACAATTTCATTTGTCGGTGTCGCTGGCATCTTCGGAGCGGGCACATATGTTTATCTGAATCGTGATGCGATTACTGATAAGATTAAAGAGAGTGCAAAAGAAGCTATCCTTGGTAGTCTCGGTGGTGGTCTTGGTGGTCTGATGCAAAGTCCAGACCTTCCTAGTGCTCCTCTACCAGAACTTCCTGTTGGATCAAATGATCTTCCATCACCATCAGTTGGATCAATTGCTCCTGTTGGTGCTCCTGCTGGATTCTAATGGACTTACAAAAGATTACCTCTACTGGCACAGCAGTTGCTGTGCTGGGTACGGGTGCAGTCGTTGGTGGCAATCATGTAATTGATCAGCAACGAGGTGGTCCTGAAAGAAGAGAGGCAGAGAGAATAGAACTAATTAGAAAGGTAGTTTCTGAGGAATTGTATCTTCAACTTAAAGATGCAATCCCACCTCATACTGGTAACGTTACTGGTATTCAACAGGCAACTAAAGACTACCGTAATACAATACCAAAAAATTAAATAAATGCCATTGCTAATAATCGTATTGGGATCAACATCAATTGGTGTTGCAATTGCCCTTTACATACTGAGAAAATATAACCCACATAATTAACATGACAAAGATTCCTTTTGCAGTAATATCATTTCTGCTTGTTCAGTTAGGTGGTGCTGTATGGTTTGCATCTCAACTGGAGTCAAGAGTATCTACTCTTGAAACTAAATCACTGAAGATTGCAGAAGAAAATCGTAAGTTCCTTGTCAACGAGGTCATCCCTGCATTCAAAAGGGATAACTGGTTAGGACAGGGGTGGGAAAATAAACACTTCTAGTGATGCAACGTAATAACAAAGTACAAGTTATCAACTTAATAAGATTTGTCATCTTATTTCAGTTAGTAATTGTGGGAGCGACTATAACTGGTTGCTTTATTGCCAAGTCTAACAAATGTGATGAGGCAGACAAACAACATATTGCTAATATGATGACTGTTATTACAACATCAACGTTTGCCTTATACGCAGCAGAAAAATGAGGATAGATCCATGGATCCAATTCAGAATGTACCTAATGTAACAAATACTAATCCCAGTATATTTACGATCTACGTAAATGGTACTGGGATACCGTTTATTGGAAACCAAACTCTTAACAATAGAGAAATTGCTAATCAGCAGGTTGGTGTAAGAAATATTGGTGTGGGAGATACACGTGTATGGTTAAACGAACCACCACAAGCAGTTCCTATGACTGTTCCTGTTACACAAATAGTTGGAACTCCTATCGTTAACATTCCTGGCTGTGTCAAGGTACATAAAGAGAATGCTAAAAAGGATCCGTCTCAAAATAAGATGTTGGTTAATGATGATCCCAAAGGTAACACGACCTTATGTGATGCAGGGATGCCATACTATGAACCACCAGACTATGATTATAGAGAACTAACTTGGCAAACAGTCTATCAAGAACAACCAGAAGCAGAGGGTATAGATACAGGAGAACCTCCTTCACCTGATATCACCACACCAGAAGCACCAGTAACTCCTCCTCAAACAGCAGAAAAAGTGGAGTGTCCTCCACCAAATGCAAGACGTGTTGGTGATTTAAACCAAGAAGGAACTGAAAGGATATCTGGTTACGAACTTAGTGTTGATGGAAAAATCTGTATTACCCTGTGGGAGGACGTACCAGTAGTGCAACAGTACCTCCCAAGCGTATCTACCATATCTACTACGGCAACGATAGCAGCCGTGGCCACGACTTCGGCACTGTTAGCGAAACCTCTTGCTGATTTACTATTGAAGGTAGTGAAACCTGTTGTGAAGAAGGTGATTGCGAAAGTTCAGAAGATGCTTGGGAAGAGTCCCCGCCGTCCGTCCCTGATGGAGAGGAAGACTGATCAGTACCGAGAGAAGAAGGGTTTACTTCCGATGAAGAAGAAGTAGCATTAGGATTCTTCCATTGTGGTTGTGGTAATGTATGTGTATGTGGCATAATTTGTCCACCAGGTGCAGTTACTACCACGTCTGCACAAATAGCATGATAAGGACTCTTAGGATGGAAAAATATTCCTGCCTTCTTTAATTCACCACAATTTTTTAACCTAGCAATCTCAAAATCTAACCGCTTATTAGCAGTTAACTGAGTCATATTATCAATCTGTGCTTGTGCTGCTTCAGCACATTTTCTTTGCATACCTCTATTCAATGGTATAGACAGAGTAGCAGACAAGCCCAGATTAAAGGATTGGTTTGCTCTCATATCTGTACGAACTGGTTTATGCCATATAGGATCAAGAGTACCATTTGATACTTGATCAGGTACACCATCAGCAGTTGGTACATCAATTTCTATTTGTATATCATCTCCATCTTCAAACCACCTAGTACCATCATCTTTAGTACGGTCGTCATACCATGTCTCCCAAGGATAGTTCTTTACAGTAACAGTTTGCTTAACAGTTCTACCCTCAAAGTCAGACATATTATATTGAGGTTCCATGTAATAATCTTCCCATGGATGCTTTCTTGAATCAGCAAACTGAACGTATGGCGTAACGTTCATGGTTGTACCTTGACATGATACACCACCACCATAAGTATTAGTTACATACGGTCCTTGTAAAACCTGAATTGCCTGGTTGGTCACTGAGCCACTGCTATTTGCGATTGGATTTGCAGTAGCAGATACACCACCAACACCTTCTGCTAGAGCAGCAACAGGATTTATAACACTAATAACCGTTGCGGTTACTGCGTAAATGTACTTGTTGTGTCTGTGACGCTTTGTATAGTGGTCACTCTTTGGATTATTGTTTGGTTTGTCATACCAGGTCCTTGGTAAGTCTGCGTGAATTGAAACGCTGCACCTGGTGTTGTTATCGTGAAGTTCCCTTGGTTGTTGAAATCCAAGGCGTCGTAAGAACTTGTTACTGCTCCTGTTACGGTTGCATCTCCACTGCCTACGCTCGGTGATACTGTCACCGTTGAGGTGTTCACATTGGGATTTAAAGCCTCCCCATTGTTGGAGACTCCCACACCTGTCACTGAATATTCCCATCCTGTACGATAATCAATTGAATTTATTGTCTCGGTGACTGTACTTTCAGTCTCCGTGTGGCTCGTCATAGAGCCCTGCTGGAAATTTGGGACTACTGGGACTGCTTTTGAGACAGGTGCAAATAGTCCATGCAAGACTCCAAGAACCAATCCTAACTTGATCGCTTCTTGTAACCTATCCATGACTATATCTATTTAACAGTGATTTCAGTCACGAATTGTGAGGTTGCACTTGTGCCAGCTCCACCAGCCGTGATTGTCATGGCACCCCCAGTTGTCAGGGTTCCAGCTAGATCACCAGCGGTTCCAGCTGAGGTACTGGTAACTGAGGAGAAGTTAGGAACAGCACCAGTGGACGGTGCAGAAGTTGGCACAGCATCAGCTTGTGTGTAAGATTGGCTGTAGGAAAATGCATTTCCGTTACTTGCTTGGGTGGCACTAATTGCACCTGGTGCCATAACACCACTGGTGATTGCACCAGTAGAAATTGTCCCAGCAGTCGTACCGTCAGTAGTATTCACTCCACTACCTGAGATACTGTAGGTTGAACCAATTCTTTCAACCTGAGTTGCGGCTGCATTTACATTTAATTGTACACTGGAAGACATTCGTGATGTGATGTCTGCCTTCACGGGAGTCGCTAGAGCACTTACACTCGCAACCATGATCAAAGGAATTAACTTTTTCATATACGAAGACACTATACCTTCACCTTATTTATAAAATTACCCAAAGTTTGTTCTGAACATATGTGTATCAAATATGTTACAGGGTATTACTATTTCTTATGACACTAATCATAGTGTTTAATAACTATGTTGATTACTACACGTGTGGTGCAAAATTAGAGCTTGACAAAACTTAAACATTCCTATATAATTATGTTACATTACTTTACAAGATGTCATGACTGTTACAACGAACGATCGTGGACAACAGAATATGTTTGCTAGAGAAACTCAACCATGGGTCTCCAAGACCGATGCTGAGCGTTATGGTTATGAGACCCATGCAGAACGTGCCGAAAAACAGAACGGTCGTTGGGCAATGTTAGGTTTCGTTGCAGCAATCGTATCTTACGCTACTAGTGGTAGCATCTTTTTCTTTGGACTCCTAGGATTCTAATGATACCCGCACTAATATCAACAAAAACATCACAGAGGATTAATCAAATGAGCGAAAACGCAGAACTACAAAACGGACGCTGGGCAATGCTTGGCATCATCGCAGCAATCGGTTCTTATGCTGTTACAGGACAAATCATTCCAGGAGTATTCTAATGACACCAGAAGCAGAAAGATTTAACGGTTGGTGTGCTATGCTAGGATTCGTAGCAGCAGTCGGTGCATATGCAACAACAGGTCAAGTAATTCCTGGCATATTCTAAATAATAACTCGTACTTAAAAACGGTATCAACGTATGACAGAATTAGCAACAAATTCATATCCATACTGGAAGGCAATTCTTTGGTGTTTCTATCCAATGTCTGTCCTTGTCTTGGTTGAATTGTTTTTACGTTCTGTAAATGACGATGATGACGATGATCAAGGTGGTGGTGTAATGACCCCAGTATATCAAGGAGTATAATGCAATACATTCTATTCACAACAGTGGTTACTGCATACATCATCACAGGTGTAGGCAACATGGCATTCGCATGAAACCACTGGAACTATTTCTTAATTCAATCCCACCAAGCTCTAGAGAACTTCTAGAGTTTGGTTTTTTTATGGTTGTCGGCATCACCGCTGGGCAACTCGGTCTGCTACAATAAATACTCCCAGAGTTATAGGTGAACCTTTGATCCGTATGAGACAACAACTTCTAGCATCCCTCACAGCACACGCTAAAGGGGAGATCGCAAGACATCAAGCAAATATTGAGATTTATTTAGAACACCCCGCAGGCATCGGAGAACACTCTGATATTACTGCTACAATTGAAAAGGAACTGGACGAGATTGCTCGTTACCATGACCACCTAGAAGTCCTAAACACTTACTTCAAAAACAAATGACATACCCTGCTCCAGACAACGTGCCTTACGATGAGTGGTTTGATGATGGTTTAGTTTACGAAGACATGTATTATCTGCCTGATCAGGCGGATGAACTGGGTGGTGATTTAGAAATTGATCCAAGTACAAGAATTAATTCTGACATGACATATAATCATGATTTTCTAGACAACCTAGCAAATCACAAATATGAGGTGACTTCACCCAAGAAAAAAGAATCTTCTCTACATGAACAACTGTACAATATCGCAACACGTAACGGTGGTTCTTGGATGCAGGGTGGTTCTGAAAACATTCAGACCGATCAGTCTGGACGCAATTGGAACTCAGGTGCTGGTAAATAGGGTCTATTTATAAATTGGCACAACCCCCTTGACAGATCTGTAAATCTGTCTTAATATAAATACATAGACAAGTGAGGTTTTCCACACTCGTTATACTGCTCCCCTTCAACCGAGACCTATAGGGAGGATAAACTACGTCTCTCATGCTACCTACCGTTCAAGGGTACGGATAGGATCCTAAGTTTCGCTGTCTCCCTAACAGCCCTACTTTCTGTCGCATTAATAATGACAACTCTTACACGTTCAAAACAATCTAACTGGGAAACCTTCTGCGAGTGGGTTACCAGCACTAATAACCGTCTCTATGTCGGTTGGTTTGGAGTCCTTATGATTCCATGTCTACTCGCTGCTACAACATGCTTCATTGTCGCTTTCATCGCTGCTCCCCCTGTGGACATTGATGGAATCCGTGAACCAGTTGCTGGTTCTCTAATGTATGGTAACAACATCATCTCTGGTGCTGTTGTTCCTAGTTCAAACGCTATTGGTCTACACTTCTATCCTATCTGGGAAGCAGGAAGTCTAGATGAGTGGTTGTACAATGGTGGTCCCTACCAACTCGTAGTGTTCCACTTCCTTATTGGCATCTCTGCTTATCTTGGTCGTCAGTGGGAACTCTCCTACCGCCTAGGTATGCGTCCTTGGATCTGTGTTGCATACTCTGCACCAGTATCTGCTGCTATGGCAGTATTCCTTGTTTATCCTTTCGGTCAAGGTTCTTTCTCTGATGGTATGCCTCTAGGTATTTCTGGTACATTCAACTTCATGCTTGTCTTCCAAGCAGAGCACAACATTCTCATGCACCCATTCCATATGCTTGGTGTTGCTGGTGTGTTTGGTGGTTCTCTATTCAGTGCAATGCATGGTTCTCTGGTTACTTCTTCACTAGTTCGTGAAACTACTGAAACTGAGTCCCAGAACTACGGTTACAAGTTTGGTCAAGAAGAAGAGACCTATAACATTGTTGCTGCTCATGGATACTTTGGTCGTCTTATCTTCCAATACGCTTCCTTCAACAACTCTCGTTCACTCCACTTCTTCCTTGCTGCATGGCCTGTAGTTGGTATCTGGTTGACCTCCATGGGTGTGTCTACAATGGCATTCAACCTCAATGGTTTCAACTTCAACCAATCTATCGTTGATGCTCAGGATAAAGTCATCCCTACATGGGCAGACGTTCTCAACCGTGCTGGTCTAGGTATGGAAGTAATGCATGAGCGTAATGCTCACAACTTCCCTCTTGATCTCGCTGCTGCTGAGACTACACCTGTTGCTCTTGTTGCTCCTGCAATCGGATAATAGATGTATTGATATACTTTTGAACCCGTCACACTTGTGACGGGTTTTTTTATTGGAATATAGGAATTTCTACTCTAGAAATTACCGTACTCCTGTATTAATATTGTAAAGTTAGTTTAAGGTAAATAGTAATGGTTGCTTCAACTCTACAACAACCAAATATTCAACAACAAAGAGGGTGGTTTGATGTCCTTGACGACTGGCTTAAAAGAGATCGTTTTGTTTTTGTTGGCTGGTCTGGACTTCTTCTTTTTCCCACTGCTTATCTCGCTATTGGTGGTTGGCTCACTGGGACTTCTTTCGTCACGAGTTGGTATACTCATGGACTGGCGTCCAGTTATCTTGAGGGTGCGAACTTTCTTACTGCGGCAGTTTCTACTCCAGCAGATTCTATGGGTCATTCTCTACTTCTCCTTTGGGGTCCTGAGTCTCAAGGGGATTTCGTCAGGTGGTGCCAACTTGGGGGACTCTGGAATTTTGTGGCGCTCCACGGGGCTTTCGCCCTAATTGGTTTCATGCTCAGGCAGTTTGAAATTGCTCGTCTAGTAGGTATCCGTCCGTACAATGCAATTGCTTTTTCAGGTCCTATTGCCGTATTTGTTAGTGTATTTCTCATCTATCCTTTGGGACAATCCAGTTGGTTCTTTGCGCCGTCCTTTGGCGTGTCGGCAATCTTCAGATTCTTACTTTTTCTACAAGGATTTCACAACTGGACACTCAACCCCTTCCACATGATGGGTGTTGCAGGTATTCTTGGTGGG